TTCGAATAACCAAGCAGGAAAATCCCCCGCTCACCATTCACGTTTTTTGCGCCGATTATGACGCGAACGTTTCGGAGGAGAGAATCAACGAGGCCATCGCGGACATGAAAATAAAGCCAACCTGGGTAGAGCGGTCCCTGGGCGGCAACTTCCGGCTTATCTGGATTCTGGAAGTCCCGCTACGCGTAGACAATTACGATTTCTGCGTCTACGTGCTCCAGCAAGCGGTCAAGTGGCTGCAACTGGACCGGCTGCCGGAACTGGACGAGCCCGCCTTTTCCAATCCTACGCGGCTGCTCTGTAACGGCTGCGTGTGGCGCGAGACCGGGCACGGACCGGTGAAAGAGAAAGACTCGCAAAGTTTTTTCGTGGAATGTGGCAGGAAGTTTCGTTTTAACGCGCCGGACGATGCCCTCGTGCCACTGGATATTGTTCAGAAGGGCCTCGTCGCAAAGTTCCCGGACTTCTCCTGGCCAGAGTCCTTCGAAGTCGGTTCGATGGGTCCGGCCTTTTGGGTGCCCGGCGCAACGTCTCCCAAATCTTCCATCGTCAAAGATAATGGGATGATGACGTTCTCCGGCCATGCGGCGAAGTCGTTCTACTCCTGGTCGGACATTTTGGGCGCGGAGTTCGTGAAGGATTTTCTTGACGCCTCCATCGCGAAGGCAACCGCAGGCATCTATTACGACACGAAAAAATATCATCGGTGGAGCGACGCTCAAGGCAAATACGCATCGCATGACAAGGCGGACTTCCTCCTCTACTTGAAGGTGGACTGTAATCTGAGCGTGAAACCGGGCAGTGATGGCAAGTCCCCGGTAGACAAAGCGCTTCGGCATATTCAAGAGCACAATGGGATTGAGAACGCGGCCCCGTTCGTAATGCGCACGCCGGGCATCCTGACCTTCCAGGGGAAGCGTCGTTTAAACAACTACTCGCTCAAGGCGATAATGCCCGCACCGGGAAAGCAATACTGGGGGCCGAAGGGAAACTTTGCGTTTATCTGCTATCTGCTGGAGCATCTATTCAAACCGCTCCAGCCGCAGCTTGCCTACTTCCTGACGTGGTTCAAGCGCTACTTTATGTCGGCGCTCGATTGCAAGCCGCAAGCCGGGCTGTATGTCTCCTTCAGCGGCATCGAGGGCTGTGGCAAGGGCCTGCTGAACCGGCATATAATCGGCGCAGCGGTCGGCGGCTTTGTCGAGGCCACGAAAAATCTGGTGAAGGGCGGGACGTTCAACTCGCACCTTTTCGAGTATCCGCACTGGGTCCTGGATGACGACTCAACGTCCGAATCGCACGCCATCAGGTCGCACGTCTCCGCCACTCTGAAAAAAATGGTCAGCAATCAAGAGCACGAATACGAGAAAAAATACGAAGTGTCCGGCATGGTCGAGTGGATGGGCCGCATTGGCTTGACCACCAACCTTGACTCGAACTCCATGAAAATTCTGAGTTCGCTGGACGTTCTCTCGCTGAACAAAATGATGATGTTCAAATGCGTGGACCAAGAATCGGAACGGGTTGATTTCCCGGACCGCTACGAAATCCAGGAAATCCTGGCCCGCGAGCTTCCCTTTTTCCTGGCGTGGCTGATGGAATACGCGCCGCCGGGATTCATCAAGGAAGACACCCGGTTAGGAGTCAAAGAGCCGTATCATGACCCCGATTTAATGGACATGTGCCATCAGGGGAGTCCAGTGGCGACGTTCAAGGAAATCCTGATTGAGACGCTCCGGCAGTATTGGGAAATGAATCCCGAGGAGAAAACTTTTTCCGGCACCGCTTCAAGTATTTATCAAATGCTTTTCCTGAATCCCACGAACGAGCGGATGCTTCGCGGCTATCGGCCCGAGCAGGTCAACCGATACCTGGAGCAACTCAACAACCAAAAGCTGCTCGAATGCACAATCTCCACTGGCGACAAAATCCACAAGTCCCGCATCTGGACTTTCCCCCGTCCCGCCGAAGCGGCGGCACAACCGCCCCCCGAGCCTCCGGCCAGCGAGCCCGGCGCAAATCCTTTTGAGAAACAACCATGAGCGAACCCCTCACACTGTTACCCGGTAAGCTGGACCCTGCGGCTGAACTGGAGCTAGTCAAAAAAATCAAGGCAGGCAATGTAGACGCCCGCGCAACTTTAGCTTTGGCGAATATGCGGGAAGCAATCTCCTACGCGCGCCGGGTCACCGGCGGCAACATACCGGACAGCCAACTCGCCAGCGCGTGCTATGACGTGCTGTGGCGCGGCGCAATCCGCTTTGACCCGAAATACGGCAAAAGGTTCTTTGCTTTTTGTAAAGTCGGCGTTCGAGGATGGTGCCGCAACATTTGGAAAGAGCGCGAAGTGGTGAAGAACGCGAAGCCCGTGGACCCCGAGGCTCCATCAGTCAAAAAATTTCATGCTGATTACGAATTGCGCGACGCCTGGGACGAAAAGGATTTAGTCACGCCTGAGCACGAGATTTCGGAGCCGGATTTCCGAGGCATTCAAATGCGCGAGCGAATGCGGCTTATCATGGGCGTAAGTCGAAAAATTTGCACGGTCAAGGAAAGGCAGATTCTTGGCTTGACATACTTCGCGGGCTTCAATTTCCAGGAAACGGCTGACCTGATTGGCGTCAGCAGGGCAGCCGTCCAAGGAATGAACTCGAAGGCGCTCCACAAAATCCGTGGAGAATTATACCGAAAGAAACGCTTATTTAACGACTAATATGATGTTAATACCGCTCACTAAGGGATTTTTTGCAAAAGTGGACGATGCAGATTTCGGGTATTTGATGCAGTGGAAATGGCACGTCACTACGTCCAACGGGGGCAAAACATTTTATGCGGTCCGCAATGTGCGGGCCGATGAAGGGGGCCGAGGGGAGAAGATTTACATGCACGCCGTCCTCTTGCCGGAAGTCCCGGAAGTGGACCACCGAAACGGAGATAGCCTAGACAACCAACGCGGAAACCTTCGGCCAGCGGATGCTCTGAAAAATAATCAGAATCGCCGGATGCGGAGCGACAAGCTGGTCCCGTTCAAGGGAGTCACGCAGCACAAAAAGGGTCGGTCTTATTTTCAAGCACGCATTAAAGCGAACGGGGCGCTTCATTCGCTAGGGTATTTTAAGGACCCCGAGGAAGCGGCCCGCGCCTATGATGCCGCCGCCAGAAAATTTTTTGGCGAGTTCGCGCTGGTCAACTTCCCCTGAACCGGAGACTATTCTTATGACTGAACATTTTAGCGCTAGACCTGGGGACGCACATGGGAGTCGCTCACAACCTGAGCGGCCCCCTGAATGCTTGCACAGTCCAGCTTGCGACTGCGAAGGAAATCAATACCTGGGGCAAGCAGCGAATGGACCGGCGAGACGACCCACGGATACACAGGATGCACTCATACTTGCGTGCGCTGCCTACGCCGGACTTGGTCGTCTTCGAAGACGTGCAATTTTCAACATATACCAAACAGGCGCAACTCTGGCCTTCGTGGCGCACGGTAGTCTGGCTGACTTTCTCTGGTCGCTCTATTATCGACTGTGTGCCCGTCGCTACGCTAAAGCTTTTCGCAACTGGATACGGCCAAGCGGACAAAGCACTGATGGAAAAAAAACTAAAAGCGCTGCACCCGGAAATCCCTTGTGATAATCTTGGGGACGACGCAATAGATGCAATCTGGATATGGCTATGGGCAAAACACAATCTCGCAAGAATCGACACGAAGAGCGCGCTCCACAGTTGAGCATGGCGTCGCGTGAAATCGTGACGCGCTATCAACTGGATTCGCTGATGCAGGTGCTCGGCATGTCCTCGTCCGTGCTGGCGCACTTCCTACGGATGGACCCGAGCACGGATAAGCTCACCCCCTGCGAAACCGAAGCGCGCATTTCCATAGAGAACACCGTGCGGTCCGCCTGCGAGCGCATGGACACAATCCTGCGGGAAGAGAGCCGGTGGTCAATGGACTTCCAGCTTGACGCGGAGAAGAAATTTTCTGAAGCGCAAGTCCTGAATAACCAGCTTTTAGAAAAACAGCGCGACGCCGCCGCAGAGATTTCCTCACCGCACTTTCGATACCGGCCTACGATGCTCCGGCTTGTGGATGGCTCCTGGTGCGCCTTCCTGGGCAACATTGATTTTATGGAGCAAGGCGTCGTCGGTGTCGGGAGTTCTCCCGCTGAAGCAATCGAGGCTTTCGATGATGCTTGGCACGGAGTCGCCAATGAAAAAGTTTTAGCTTGGGCAAAACAACGAGAAAAACACCTAGAAACCGGGACGCCCCTTGGGCCGTTCCCAATAGACCAAAATGAAAAACTGGACGAAAAAACAAATCGAGACTCTGAAGGAACTCCGCAAATCGGGCAAGACAGTGGGACAAATCGCGTTCCAAATGGACCGGACGCCGAAGTCCGTTGAACTCAAATGCGGTAAACTCAGCATCCCGAGCACATACGCGCCGCCGGTTGCGGTGGCTGCTGAGACTCCTTACAAGGAGGACCGCGCCAGGGTCTCCGATGAAGTGTGGAAGGAAAGATACAGCACACTCTCGAAGAAATACGAGAAGGCGCTGAAGGAAAACTCCGTGGTTGAGTCCCTGGTCGCCGACATTAAGTCGCAAGCGCCCCTGAGCTACACGGACGCGCCTCCCGTGGTGCTCACCGATAGGAAAGGCAGCAAGCCACAAAGCGCCGTGCTGCTGTTCTCCGACACGCACGTAGGCCAAATCATTAAGCCGGAGCAGACCCTTGGGTTTGGCGAATACAATTTCGACATTTTCCTGGCCCGGCTGAAATACCTGGAAGAGTCTACAATTTCCATCCTCACGAAGCACACGACCACGAAGATTGACGAATTGGTCGTGCCGATGCTGGGCGACTTCCTGCACGGCGCGCTGAACCACTCCGCAGAGGCAGCGCAGCATGTGACCCTGTTCACTCAGTATTACAGCGCCGGGCACGCCATCGCCCAATTCCTGCGCAACCTATCGGCCTACGTGCCGAAGCTCCGGATTCAAACCGTCGTTGGAAATCACACCCGCTGGGGCACTCAGAAAAAGATGCCCACGGAAAACCGGTATTCGAATCTCGACATGTTTCTCTACGCGCTGGTCGAGGCGCTCACGCATGACGTTTCGAAAATAGAATGGAACCTGAACATGCAGCCGTTCGCTCTTTTCCAGGTGCAAGGTTTTACTTTCCATGCGTCGCACGGTGACCACTTGCGCGGCGGCGATAAGGCGCTCGGAATTCCCAACCACGCTTTCGGTCGGCAACTCTCAACCACGGCTCAACTTTTTGCGAAGCATGAACAGCAAGCGCCCCACTACTACGTCACGGGCCATCTTCACCGGGGAATTCAGCTTCCGCACGCGCTGGGGGAGATTATCGTCAACGGGGGTTTCCCTGGCCTGGACAATTACGCACTGGCCGAAAACTTCAATCCGGTTGACGCGATGCAGAGGCTCCTTTTTGTGCATCCGAAATTTGGCCGGACCGCAGAGTATCCATTGAGTCTCAAATTCGCGGAGAAACGAGACACGACGCCCTATACTGTTCCGGCGGCTTTTCCTATTTAGATGAAGCCGTGCTTCACCTATATACTCTTTTTCAAGCGGCATGATTAAAGTCTGTTCAAAGTGCGGCGAGCCCAAGACGGCGGACCAATTCAAGTATCACCCGCGAACTTGGGATTTGCTTGGCGGCGTGTGCCGGGATTGTCAGAATTCGCGGCGGCGAGATACACGACCTTCCGGTAAGGATTCAGTTCAGCGCCGGACAGATAATACTCGTGCACAGCAAAGACGATGGGAAACCCGTAAGCGAAAAAGTTCGCCCGAATTCCGTCTTGTGAAAAGCCTTCGAAGCCGCCTTCGACAAGCTGCTTTTGGGCATCACGGGCACGCCCTGGAGCTTGTGGGGTGTTCGGTGCTCGCCCTACGCGCGCACCTGGAAAGCCTTTTTTCGCCTGGGATGACTTGGGGGAACTATGGCCGGTGGCATATTGACCATGTTCGGCCTTGCTCGAAGTTTGACTTGACAGACCCCGCGCAACAGCGTGTCTGCTTCCACTACCGAAATTTGCAGCCTCTTTGGGCGATTGACAATATTCGCAAGGGTGCGAAAATTACACGACCGGGCGAAGTATCTGGTTCAATAACCGCCCCGCACCCGGCTCTGGTCCGCTCGTTGGTGCCCCCGGCTGCAAAGCCTTAATTCTAGCCCCCGCCAGTGAACGCTGCGCCCCCGCTGGCAAGCCCTGCGGCCCCGAGGGGGACGACATAGCCGCCGGAGCCGGGGCTTGTCCTGGGGCAAGCTGCCCGCCCATTTGAGGCGGAGCTTTGGGCGTTGGCGAGGCGAAGCCGGTCGGAGCGTGCGTCCGGCTCAAAACCGGGTTATTGTGGCCGGACTTCGCTACTGCGTGGTCAATCACGTCCCACGGGGGCGCGATAACCTGGAGCTTGCCCGCCTTGTCGGCTGCCTGAATGTCCTCCGGGTGAATGTGGAGGGCGTTGAAAATGACGCCGGTGTTGCCGTGCATGGAGCGGTAGAACATGAAACCGGCCTGCTGCAAAAGGTCCTTGTTCTTCGCCAGGAGCTTCCCCTCGTCGCGCTTGCCAAACTCTTTGATTGGTATCGAGGCAGCCGGAGGCGCGCCAGCCATTAGGGCCTGCATGGCCGGTTGTTTCAAAAGGTCATGAGGCAATGCAGGACCGGCGGGCGCTGCGGCTCCTTGGGCGGGCTGCACTTCCTGCGGCGTGGCTTGTGCCTGGGGAGCGGCGGGCGATTGGCTGGGGTCGAGGGGCTGGACTAAGTTTGCGTCTGGCATATATCAATGGTCTTTCAATTTGCGGGGCTCGACAAGCGGAGCTTTTTTGTCCCTGGGTATCTGCTTTAGGAATTCCGTCCACATGTCCGGCCCGGTGACTGGAGCAGCAGCGATTTGAGCCGCGTGCTGCATTTCAGGAGTGTAGAGCTTTTTTAAATTTTTCATCGTCTTGGTGCTGGTGATACCAAATCAAATCCGGTCTGCTCCATCGGCTTCGCTTTTGCCTGAGCCTTCTGCGCTGCGAGCCGCTGTTGAATTCCCGATTCGAGCATCGGCACTTTTCCGATTTCCTTCCGGTAGTCGCCCAAGTCCAGGCGTCCCCAAGCGTTGTCGGCCCAATGTTGTTTTTCGGCGAACCACATGCCGCCTTGGAGCGCGTCCGGCTGCACACCGAGTTGCTTCGCTGCTTCGCGGAAAACTTCCTGCGACAAAGCAAAGTCTGCATCGTTGACGCCGGTCGAGTTCTTCGGCAGAATTCGCCAGCGAGGATTTGCGTCCTGGTAGCCCAAGCGTCGCATTGTGCGGTCTGCCCAAACGTCAATCGTCGCTTCGTGCCCGGTGCCTAGAAGATTCTGCACGAAGTTCTGAGTCTTCGGCCCCTGGGTCTGCTCCAGCCATTGCCGAGCGAAAACCTGGAGCACTGCGTCAGAGTGCATCCCGTAAAGTTTCCCGTTGGACTGCTTCGGGCGCAGGTCAAATTTCTCCGTCCAGTTCTTCAGAAAATTCGCTTCTGACTGGACGCCTTCGGGCTCCTGCTTTTTCAACCATTTTTCCCAGGAGCCGTCTTTCACTTTTTCCAGACCCTCTTCGAACTTTTTGATTTGCTTGTCGAACCGGCCAGCCTTGTAACCCTGGAGCGCGTCATTGGCGAAAGCGAAATTCGTGTCCGGGTTGTTATTCGGCGAAGTGGCTGCCAGCAATTCCGCCATCATTTGCGCGTGCTTTCCGTAGACCCTCTTGAGTTGCGGAGTGAATTCGGAATACCACTTGAGGCCCTCTTTAAAATACGGATGGTCTATCCATTTCTTCGCTTCCTCAACGAGCTTTGCGGCGTAAGTCTTCACTGCCTCTGGCCTGTCCATTCCCTTAATCAGGGGAGCGTTGACAATGTCGGAAGAAATTTGCGGGTCCACCAATTCGCCCGCCTTGTTGCGGACCTTATTCGGGACAGTCGCCTCCGGGTAATAGTCCCGAAGTTCCTGGGTGCCCATTTCGGAAACCTGTTTCGTAGACAGAGCATTTTTCTCTTCGCCGCCTAAAAGACTTTGCTGCTTCGCCTCTCTCTTGAGAGGGATTCGGCGAGCGAAATCAACGCCCATGCTGAACGCTGGCCCGCCGGGCACCTGGGAGTAGAAATCCAGGTTCTTTGCCTCTTTGCCTACCACGGTGTTATCGTGGTTCACCGGCGACAGAGTGCCGTCGTTGTAAATAAGACCCTTGTTTGTCAACACGGACTCTTGCCCGTATTTATTGCCCCACTCCGTGGCCTGCTCCTGAGTCATTCCCGGCACGATGAAATTCTTGCCCTGGTCAACGCCCTTGTAATTGCCTTTGACTTCGATGGGGTCGAACCCTGCGTCGCGCAACTCTTTTTCAAGCTGGTCGTTCGCCTCAACATTGACTTTGTCAGTGCCCGCGCCTTTGCTCTCCTGCGTCGCAGTGAATAGCGCCCAACCGGGTTGCTTCAAAGCGTCCGCAAGTTTGGTTTCGTCTTTGAAGTCTTCCGCCTTGGGTGCCTGAAAAGCTGCCTCCGCCATTGAAGGCTCTGCAATGGTGTGCCCCCGGTCGTCAGTAATTCCTTTGCCGGTTGCGTTGGCGAGTTCTTCCATCGCGCCTTGCTGCTTCGGTGAAAGTCCCCGGTGCTCTGCGGCGATGTAGCCGCTCATGTTGGCCAGCCGGGCGTAGCCTTTGCCAAGCGCGCCCTCAACGGCTCCGTTCTTGTGCTCTCGTGCGCCTTCGATATTGTGACCGGCCCAAAAAAGATGCGAGTCGTGCGCATTGTAAATATCTCCGCTTGGGTGCATCCACATGGACGCGTATCGGGTCGCGTTGCGAACGTTCTCCAGGTCGTTGATTTTGTCAGCCTTCGGCGGCTGCGCTTGAAACTCCGGCTTGTTCGGGTCGAACGTCCCACGATTGTCTGTGGACTTCACCTGCTCCGGACGGAATGCGATGTAATGGTCCGTGCCCTTCTGCAAGCCCATCCCAGGAAATTCCTGGTCAGCGTTTTTCAGAACGATGCCGTCGAAACCCATGTTCTCGAAAACTTGCCGGGCGAATTCAGGCGAAGCGAGAGTCCCGGTCTTTGCTGTCCCGGCAGATTCCGGCATATTAGCTTCAGTCACGGCGTCAGACGCTCTTAACATTCTGGCGGCTTCATACGCCGATACGCCGTCGATTCCGTTTTTAGAAACTTCATTCCACACTTCTTGACCGTCCAGACCAAACTCCGGCGCGGTCTTCAAAATCGAATTATAAAGGTCCATTGCACTGCCGCCTTCGGTGCCAGTATTTTCGTCGTATTCGTAATTGAATTCAGTGCCTCCCTTGCGGTCTAGCACGACCGGATTTTCCATCTTCAGGTAGGCCGCGATGGTGCGCGGTTCTGGTCCAACAAGTTTTTCTCTGGCAACGTCTGCAAGCTGTGAGCGCGTTAGCCCTTTGTATTCTTCGCTGTCGAGCCGGTCTGTCAGGGTCTCAATTCTACTCCTCAAGTCCGGCCCAACGCCTTCGTAATTTCCGGAAGCGTCGTTCGGGTCATCCGAAAAGTAGTGGCCCACGCCCATGAAATTCTCCGGGTTGCCGCGCTCATTGCTGAAGGCGTCAAACTGGTGCGTCGTGCCATGATAGACGACAATCGGTTTCTTGTCCTCGCCCACTACCTTCGATTTGCCAAACCACTTTTTGAAGTATGGCGACTTCGTTCCCTTGTCGGTCCAAAGTTTTTCGGCGCGCTTCTCTTCGCCCTTCTCTGCACCGGCTGCTGTGGCTGGCTGAAAAGCAGCCTCCCCTGGGGAAAGCTGTTTCACTTTCGTCGAAGTGAACTTCGCAACCGCGTTATTCTCGCGGCTTAGGTAGCCCTCGTAACCGGCATCCTGAATTCGCTTTTCGTAGAGCGACAGTGCGGCGCGTTGGTCCATCGGCGCATACCCGGCGGCTTCGAGTTCCTTGGAACTGGGATAGAATCCTTTGGGGTCTTGGTCAATGTCGTAAAGATTTCCGCGCTTCACTTCGGCCCGGTATCGCACGTCGCCCAGTCCGCCCTCTTTCTCGTAGCCCTTCGTCCCGAGATATGTCCGGGGAACATAAAGCTCCGGGTAATCCCGTTTGCGCGCCAGTTCAGCGCCAGCGACGCCGGTGCCGTGAAACTCCGGCTCCAGAGTCTTCAGGCCCTCAACATTCGAATAGTGGACAAGCTTTTCTTTGTCTTCTACCGGCTTCGCTTGAAAAGCTACTTCTGGCTTCGCCGGGACTGCGCCCTCTGCGGCAGTCGGGGGCCTGAGTTCCGGAAGCTTGAAACCTTTCTTCTCCAGCGAAGGCCCGTAGGTGGTTGACCGCGCAATAGGACCCCCTAAGTGGCTCAGGTCGTCCACTGCGGTAAGCTGCGGCGCAATTCCCATTCCGATTGAACTGAAATCCTGGTAGCCGTCGTGAGTGGCTCGGTATTTTTTGCCGTCCGGCCCCTCGATTTCGATAGGGGTGCGCTCCATCGGTTTGAAACCGGCAGTAATAGAAAGCGTGTTGCCCCGGAACTGCGGAAGCTCCGGCGCGGGGGTCACCTTCTTAATGTTGGCAACGTTCAACTGCTGCAAAACATTTTTCGGCTCCGGCAAACCCGGCGATGCTTTTTTCATCGCGTCTCGAAGCGGATTCACTTCTGCGATAGGCAAACCGGCAACGCCTATTTTCTCCGCTCCCGGCCCGGCGAACTGACGACCAGTCGGAGTGACTCTCCCCGGCGCGGTCGCCTCAGAAATTTCCTGCGCCTGCAAATTACGAGGCAGCTTCGTTCCCCTGGCAATATCCGTCCGAGGAACGGCGGAGAGTTGCCCCTTGCTGCTGAAAAGGTGGTTGATTAGGTCCGCTTCCTCCTGGGGTAGCGCGACGGGCTTCGCACCAGTCTTCTCCGGCGGAAACACGCCCGCGCGCGCCTGGGTGCCAGAGGGGACGACAAGCTCCTGGCCCGCGCCAGTAAAGCCGCCCATTTGATTCTGCACAAAGGTATTGACTGCCTTCTGAAAACGGTCCCATTCCGGCGGCGTAAGAGACCGCAGACCGGTGTCCGTTTTGAACGGCACAAGCCCCTGGATTTCGGGATGGTCCGAAACGTAGCGAAAAAAGTCATGCGCGTTCTGCTCGAAAATTCCGGGGTCCCAGCCGAGGATAGTATGTCCGCCGTCCTTCGTCGGCACTACCCGATAGGGGAAAAACTCTTTGCCGGTCTGACTCGTGGTGTCAATCTTTACGCCGCCGTTGTTCGCGATTGCGTCCGAAGTCGTCGCCAGGGCGTCTTTGACCGGCGGAGTGGTCGCAGTGTTGGCCATCTGCTGCGCTTCCTGAGCGGCCTGCTGCCTCTGCGCCTCAGTGGCGGGTATGGCGTGCGACGGGAGCGGAGCTACGGGCGGAGTTCCAGCCGGGGTAATGTCTGAAGCAGTGACGGGCGCATTTTCCCGCAAGCCTTTCGCTGCTTTCGCCTGCCCCTGCACCACTTTGTATTTCAGCGGCAGTTGCCCGTAGTCGGTCGTCCGTCCTGCGAGAGGCTCACCACCGAAAAACGAAATCATGTTCGCCACGCCGCGCCACATTTTCCCGCCGAGCGTGTTCGGGCTCTGGCCAGCCTTCATCCAGGCGTCGCCGTTCTCCGCGCGAATTTCGTCGCCGATATAGTTATCAACTACGCCCTGTTTTTCTTCCGGGGTGAGAACAGTTTCCCAAAGCGATTTTCCCTGCGCGTCTGCTGCCGATTGCGCGTCCGTAATTGCCTTCGCCTGCGCTGCGGGGTCCTCGATTCCAGCAATCAATTTTTCTCTCGCTGCTGCGTCGCCCTTGCCGGACTGCGTAATCACATAGGAGCCGGGGTCCGTGGTTAAAGTTCCATTTCCCGAGAGCCGCTTTGCGTATGACTCCAGGTATCCGTTCCACTCTTCCGGAGTGTAGGATTTTTTCGCTGCGTCGTTGAGCGCCTGGACCGCATTCGCGCCGAGCACGTCATCCATTGCGTGCATTGCCTCATGAGGGGCGGCGTCCAGGTTACGGAAAAGGACAACCTTCCGGGTCACTCCGTTATTGTCCTTCAAATTGAGCGCGTTGAATCCCTGCTGCTGAGAATAAAATTGCGCGTCGTCAGGAGACAGACCGGCTTTCTCCAACGCCGCCGGTAACTGGTCGGGCTGGCCTTCGGCGGGCCTGGGAACATAAAAAGCTTCTGTGTCGGAGCCGATTCCTTTTCCGAATCCCCGGACCGCGTTGATTCGAGTCTGTGTTCCCTTGTTCGCCGAGTTGTAGGCCGAGTTGTGTATCGCGCCGAGGGTGTTCGCAAAATTCCGAGTGTTGGGAACAAAAGTGCTTTCCCCGTAAGCCCTGGGAGCAATGATTTGCCCGCTGACTATCCTGGAGCCCATCCCCTTTGCAGCGCCAGCAGCGCCGAAGGCAGTCCCGAAAGGAATGAATCCGTCGCGGTCCGATGGTTTGTCTGTGGTGACTGCCAATAGACCGGCGTCAAACGCAGCGCCGGTGCCGAGACTGGCCACTGCTGCGGGAGTCGATTCTAAAATGTCGCGAGCGGCCTGCACTCCTCGTCCGGTGACTTCCTCCGCCGGGCCTGCAATCTGTTTTCCGAATTCCGCAATCCTGCCGCCGTATTTCTCCCCGAGCCGAGGGATTTGCTCCAAAGCTTTTTCACCGAGCCCGCCTAAAATTGCCCCGGCGACTCCGCCGTGATGCGCGCCGGTCGCTGCGCCGATAAGAGGAGCAACGGTCTTGAAGGTCGGCGAGGACGTGACTTTTTCAATTCCTGCCCCGGTCTTCTCAGCAGCTACGCCGGTGCCCTGCATCGTCCTGCCGAATGCCACTCTTGCGGCTGCGCCAACGTCCAGCGGTTTCGCTGCCGGTAGCGCGGCAATATCTTGCGCTGCCGCCGGGATGACAGATTCCCCAGCCACTTTGCCTAAAACTTTTGCTCCCGCTCTTGCGGCTGCGCCTGCGGTCTCAAATGCAAGACCCATACCCTTCCAAACGAACGGCGAACCAGCGGCAGCCTCCGAAACTTTCTCCGGACGAATTGGTTTGCCCGCTTCCGCCAATGCGGCAACGGTGTCCTTCAGTCCAGGAATGTTTCCACTAGCAGCGCGCGCCATCGTGCCACGATTTGCAATCTCATTGACAAGCGCATGGTCCATGTCGGCAGACGTGTAATCCTTGGGGCTCGGTGCCGCGCCAATCCACTGAGCCGCTTTCTTGCCCGCCTTGACTGCCATTTCCCCGAGGCCGAGGAGCCCGGTCGCCGTGCCTGCGGCTCCTTCGGTTTGCTCCCGCAGCCGGTTATAAAAAGTGTCTCGCTCTTCCGGCGTGAGTTCCTGGTGAAACAAAGCCTTGACTGCGACTGGCGAATCCTTCAGCGCCTTCACCGTGTTCGCCGCCCACCCAAACATTCCCTTGCCGGTTTCAACAGCGGCTTTTTTGACTCCCTCGACAGAGAGCCCGGTGAACATACCTTGCTGCTGAAGCTTATTGAGCGCGAGCTTGGTCTTGTCCCAAACTTCTTGAGAAGATTTCGTCTCCGGGTCGGACTGCTGATAAAGCGCTACGGGGTCGAATTGGGGATTTGCCTTTGCTGAGGCAACCAGTTCATCAACCGTCATGTCTTTAAGAGAATTCCCCGCCGCCGGAGGAGGGGGCGCGGTCTGGCTAGTTGCTTCGCTCGCCTGTTCCGGAGTGATGACCCCAGCCGGAGGGGGAGGCGTCGAAATGGCTGCCTGCGTCTGTTCGGGCGTGAGCGTTCCCGCCGGAGGAGGCGGAGTAGCAGCCGGAGGCGGAGCAGTCATTTGCTCAAACTCGCCAACCTGGGGGAGACCTGGAGACAGGGCAGTTGTCGGCGATGGCGTCGTTGCCTGGACAGCAACGGGTGCATTCGCCGTTCCACTTGCAAAGGGAACTGGTAACACGTCGGGCATAATTTTATTGCGGCCAATGACGACCGTCAGGAGCAACCCAAGAAGGGACTCCGCCAACCATTCCCGGCTTTAATCCAGGAACAGAAGCGGACCACGCCGGGAGAGCAGCAGCAGCGGGTGCAGAACCAGCAGCAGCGGCAGCGGCAGCGGGTGCGGCAGCCGAAGGTGCAGCGGCAGAACCTTCGACAGGATACCGAGCAACCAAACTCCGCTCATGCGATAAAAGTTGCGTCTGTGGAACGTCCCGCAAAACTTCGGCGGCGTTGCCTTCGATGGCGGAAATATTGTCCTGGCCGATTGCAATTAGCCGCGCGCGCACTTCGGGAGGAAACGCGTGTTCCTTGGTGAGCGTGGCTTTGATATTGTAGAGACGCTCCATCAGAGGAACCGCGTCCTCAATGTTCGTCACTTTATATTCGCCAGCGGCAGCCCTAGCGCCTCCGCCCCCACTCTTGAGAGACAGTTGCATGACCGTGTTCGCGAGGGTCGTATCGTTCTGCGGCGTCGGGCCGGGCAGCTTGTAGCGCTCCACAGTGTTATGAAATTGCCGGATGATGCCCATGCTGGATTTCCAGTCCGTCACTGGCGTATCTTTGCGCGCGGTCTCCGCAACTTGCTGCGGTTCGGTCCCCGGCTCCGGCGCGATTTGTTCGCCTGGGGCAGTCGTCCCGGCTACGCTTGGATACGTCGAAGCCCCCGCCGTAGGCATTACCATCGAAGGAGCCGGAGTAGAAGGCGCGCTGGGAGCGGCAGGTTGAACCAATCCGCTCGAAGATTGCCCGCTGGTCTGAGATTTTGCAGCGGGCTTCATCAACACGCTTAGAGCCTGCTGCCGGAGTCCGTGGTAATATTCAAACGCATCCGAGCCGGGAGAAATATCTTCGCGCAAAGCGTTTCTGGTGACCGCGCGCTTAATCCCTTTGTCGTCGGTTTGGATTTGCGGAGGGCCGACAGGAGTCAGACCTTGAGCCGCGATTTGCTGAAGCGTCCCCGCCCTGGTGTAAACCCGGCCCGCGTCCGCCACGGCGTCGTAGTCCACTTCCTTTGTCGGGTTGCCTTCCTTGTCGGTTTTATAAATCGGCGGGTTGTATTGGAGATACTGGTCAATCGCCTGCTTGTTCAACAGGTCCGCCTGCTCTTTGCCCAGCTTCGCTTGAGCAAATTGGGACTCTGACGGTAACAACTGAGACTGAGCGTGTGCTTGCTGCGCTTGCAGTTGCGCCTGCGCTGTCACTGCGGAGCGCTGAGCCTGCCGGGCCTGAATAGCTTCAGGAGAAACATACTCTCCCATTTCCTGCATCAGCGCTTTTCGTTTGGACTTCGCGGCGTTGTCAACGCGGTCCAAAATGTCGTTCATTGTGATGGACCCGTTGCGAAACGAGTTCACCAAATTTTCTACAGCGCCCGCGCCCACGACGGACGGGTCCGCGCTAGTCACTAAGGGCTGCGCAGCCATTCCGGCGTTCACTGTTTCTTGCTGGTCTCCTGCTCCACCGATAGGCATAAATTAAATTCCTCCTTGCATCAACATTGTTGACGGTCTTCCAGCGCCGCCGTAGCTCGCACCGTAGCTCGCAGCCGGGGAAACCCATCCCGAAGTAGTATTCGGATTCCACATTGCATTTGTGTTCTGCTGGCCCACCGAGCTTTGAATCTGCGGAGGATACGCGGGCGAAAGTGCAGCAGCTTGGGCAGTGCGGTTTGCCTGAGCGGCAGATTGATTCAGCACGCGCTGATAAGCAGAAGCAGAGGCCCAGTCTGGATTTACTGCTGAACCAAAAGCTCCGCCGGTCGGATTCGCAACCGGATTTTGAGAGTTCCATCGGGCGTTCCAATTCGCCGCGCCGGTCTGCATGATGGATTGCTCCATCAGGTTACGCCGGGCGTATTCCTGCGATGCGTATGCCTGAGCCATGATGGTTGCTGGGTCCGCCGCTCCACCAGTCAAAGAGCCAACGCCAGTGTTTGCCTGATTCAAAAGACTCTGATAGTTCGGCCCCAAAATATTTGCCAGGAGAGACGTATACGCCGATTGGTTGCTGCCGGGCGTTTGCGCGGCCATCGGAGTTGCTCCCGCTTGCAGCGGTCCGTGAACCGTGGCACCGGCGGGATAAGAGCCGAAAACTGTTCCGCCTGGAGCCCCGCCTCCGCCTACTAATGGAGCCGCAGCAGCGACGCTACCCGTTCCGGTAAAAAGTCCTCCGCCCGTGCCTGCCCCAAGGTTTATATTATCAGAGCCAGAAGCTAACTGCGCGGCCACTGAGGGCGCGATTGTGCTTCCGGCAACGCTGCCCGTTCCGCTAAAAATTCCGCCCATTCCGCTCGCGTCGCGGCTGGCAGGATTGTCAGTCGTCGCAACGCCCGGTTGAATTGAGGGAGTCAGCGATTTCGAAGTCCAGGCTCTTGTAAGGTTGATTGCCATACCTTATTGAAAGCCTCCGCCTGGGTTGTAACCGTTGGCCGGGTCATAAGCGCTGTTCGCGGGCGTGTTCCACCCGGTATTGCTGCCGCCTCCGCCGAAGTTAATCGAAGGTATCGCGCGGCCTAAAGCGCTGGACGCCCCGCCTACCGCGTTGCCCCAAATTGCGCCCTGACCCATTGCGTTCGCTGCGCCTGCGTTAGCGGCAGACTGTGCGAGTTGGTTCGTTGCTCCCACGCGCGCAAGCATCACATTTGTAATCGCCTGCCCACCGAGCCCCGCATCCGGCAACATGCTGGCAGACGTGCCTAAAACTTTTGCGCTTCCGCCCAAGTTGTTTAGCTGCGTTGCCGAGAGTGAAGGGAAAAGTCCTTGCAGAATATTCTGCCGGGAATTTTCCAAGTTCTGCGCGGACGCGAGAAGGTCCGCCGCCTGCTTTTGGCGTTGCTGCTGAAGCTGAATCCCGGCAGTGCCGAGAATGGTGCGAAGCTGTTGCCCGCCGATTCCCCTGCCCGAGGCAGCGCCGGTCACCATGCCAGAAGACTCTAAACCGGCCTGGACCATCTGCGCCTCTACGTCCGGCGGCAAAGTTGCCCCAGCCTTTAACTGATTGAGAGCCTCGTCAACGAGTTTGTTTTTCGCGTCCTGCATCCCTGGCGTTCCGGCCAGAGCTTCCTTAGTCGCTTGGTCAGCTACCTGTCCAGACTGCACGCCAATCTGCCCACCCTGATTGAGTAGCTGAGCTTCCGATTGGTATCGAGCCGCGAGCAAAGCGGGGTCCGTTACGCCCTGGAGTTGAAGGCGAGCGTTTGCATTCTGAACGTCTGCGGCTGTGGCTTGCGCCTGCACCGTGTTAGGATTCAGATTGTTGAATACAAACTGGCGCTGCTGATTAAGCGCGTCAATCTGCATCTGCGTCGCCTGCTTAACGGCGTCCGCCTGAATGGCTGCACCGGCTACTGTCCCGGCTGCCGTAAATAGTCCACCTAGTCCAAAGTTCGGTTCGTCTCCTTCCCTGCAAAATTGTTTTTAACCGTCAAATGGGTGCGGGAGTGGGATTTGAACCCACGACCTTTAGCTGAACAAGCTAACGAGCTTCCGGACTGCTCCATCCCGCGATAAAATTTAAGTGGCATCAACGTCAGAGAATAGTCTCTAATTTTTCGAGCTTTGACAACTACGTCTTTACCAAAGTCCACAAAGCGATTTCGCCGGGGAAAACAAACGTCCCGGCAGCATAAAGCTTGTCCTGCTGAAACGTTTCGAAAGCCTGCCTGGGAGTGATGCCAGGGCCAACCGTAAGATTCGTTTCCGGCGTAGCGCCGGGGTCTTTCGTGGCCTGCGACAATACGCGGCCCCGGAAGTCCACGTTGCCCGCGCCAAAGAGCGCCCAACCTGGGTTACTGTTGAGTGCATCGGTGAGGACTTCGAATGCCACTTGCTTAATGTCGCCCGGCACGCCGGAAACAGTTCTCCATAAAGCACGCTCCCACCAAATAAGGCAGTTGATGGTTGTGTCAAAAAATTGCTGGTAGTCCACCGGCGAAGTCGGTCGCGCAGAAGTTGGTCCGGACGGGGGCTCGCTGTTGAATGCTACCCAGTTTGTCCCGTCGAAAAGATACCAACCCACCGCAGAGCCAAAATCATTCGGCGCAATGTCGGTCGCGTCCTTGGTGGTCCGCAGCCACACCGGCGGCGTGCTGGTGCCCGGCGTGCTGGTGCCAATGAAAAACGGAATGGTGAATGACGCCGAAATGTCTAGCGGCACATACCGCTTGATTGAGTCGTCCCACACCCACCACTGGGTGCCGTTTTTCAGCCAGGGGCCAACGTTGCTCGTCGGCTCGGTGTCCCCAATGAAAATGAAGTTGGTGCCGTTGGGCGAAAGGATTTTCATCCTCTTCACCATCGCGGCGAGGAAGTCGTTTGGCGTGCCGCGAAAAGTTGCGGGCAGTGGCGCGGCCTGAATGAACAGGCTAGTAGGTATTAAGCTCATACGTTTGTAAAGGTTGCTTCGAGTTCGATTTCGGTTTGAGTGGCGACTGATGGCGCGGCACAGACTCCGCCCGCGATAACTCCAACGTCCACAATAAGTGTATAGGGCACTCCGCCGTTAGCCGGAAGAGTAAGAGGAACATCATAGGTCCCGGCGGCGTGCGCGCTTGGGTCCCAATTAAACGAGAACGCAGGACCCCCCGGTCCGGGATTGAAAATAGCCACGCCTCCGCAAAGAGTGGGAATATCCCCTTGTTTGTGCAGAACGATGTGGACATTTATATTGCAGGTGCCGCTGCCGCCCACAACCACCGAGGACTGCCGTTCGATTTGCGCGTCGCTCGTGAAAGGATTAGGAATGTTGGCGAAAACGAATTGCTGGTTAGGCGTCACTTGAGAGAACCCAAATGTCCCTCCGCCATCGGCTCCGCTTGCAAGAGTGAACCAACCCGGCGTCAGCGAATTCCAATTCGGGCACGAGTTAATTACCCAGGTGCAATGTGGTTCGCACGCGTCGCATGAAGTCCAGCAGTTGTTGTCCTTGTCGCATTCGATGACGTTGAAATTATATGTCCCTGGAGTCGTCGCAGTTCCCGAAAGCGTAGCCGTCGAAGCGTCGAAGGTGAGCCCTGGAATTCCAAACGGGTGTGGAGACAAATATTCAATCTGCCAGAAATACGGCGGGGTGCCTCCGGTTGCCGTCCAGGTGAATGAATAGGGCACGCCGATTTCAGGAGTCGGAGGAGGCGACGTGCTGTTGATGCCCTCAACGAAAAGTCTGTAACTCAGTTCTTGAAACTGGTCGGTCGCGTCCGTGATTTCGACAACGAAATTGAAAGTTCCATATTCGGTCGGGGTGCCGTGAATGGACGCGCTCAATGGCGTATCTTGCGTAAACACGATGCCCGCCGGTAATGGGCCAACCAGAGAAAACGTGCAAGGGGCCGCAAAGGTGCCCGGCGCGTCGAAAGTAAATCCGTCAGCAACGTCCTTGCACATGTTGAACTCGAACGGCGGACCCGGAGGACCGGCAGGGATGCATTTGCATTGCGTGGCGTCCCAGGCGAAACCGTTATCACACGGCAGGTCCGGGTAAGTGCAGGGCACGCACTCGCACATAAGCTCATTGAAGCCGAAACCGTCTTCGCAGAGCGTGAGAGGCACGCAGCTACAGGCCGGTTTGCTGAGCGGCGTTTCGCCGTCCAGGGTAATTGCAGAGACGGCGTAGCAGCCGTCCGCGCAGGTCTGAAATATCAGGCCGGTGTTGGACACCAACTCAAGAGAATAGGTGCCGTCAATCGTTTCGCTCCGGTAGATGTTGATTTGCGTCCCGGTCGGAAACTGGTCAATCGTCCAGTAGGAGTATCCAGTGCCATCCGAGTGAAACGCGTCGCTCAACGGAGTGGTCGAACCGTCCGCGAGAACGGCGTCAAATTTGTAAAAGCCAATCTTGCAAAGCGCGATGGTTCCGGGAGGCACGCACTCGCTGATAATGGCGAACTGGTCCCCAACGGTAGGCTGAAAATAAATCGTGTAGCAGAGCGCGCCAGGATAGGTGTTCCAGGACAGATACGAATGGCCGATGCCGCGCTTAATCAATCCAGTCGGGGAATTGTTCCCGCCGATGGGCTCAAGGATAATGACCGCGTGTCCGGAGCCGGAGAAAATGGTTTCGCAGACCGGCGGGCAGACATACTCAATCCGAGGCGTCCGCAAAAACAAAGTGTCCAAAACAGTATTCATTTGGCGATTGTTTTATGTGTCGATTCCTGCTGAAATTGTGGGCGGAACTACGCCCGCAAGCTCTGCCTCCGCCTGTTTTGTGGCGATTATTTTGGCGACTCGGTCGGCTGCTCCCTGGTTGACGATACTCTCAGCAAAGCCAGTTCCGACAGCGCTGAATCCGTCCTGAATTACAAGCTCCGTTTGGTTCGAAGTGAAGTGCTGCTCCTGCACGTCCGCGAGAGCAGCGGTGACTTCCTCCCGGTCGGTTCCCTTCACTGCTGCGCCGTCGTAGCGGACCGCGTTTAGCCCGGTCTCGTCCTCGCATGCATTGGACGCGCCGGATTTGTCTTCCGGAGTAGTCAGTGCAAAAGAGCGGACATATTTAACCGTGGCCGGACCGTGCCCTACAATGAGATATTGAAAACAGTCGTCGATATTGTCAATGTCGGCGCGCTCGATGCCGCACGCGCTCAAAGAATCGTTGTCGGTTTTCTGGTTTGCGTCCTCCGTGCGGACGGTGCGAGATTGCGGCTTGAATGCAAAAATTGTGGTGTTGCTGTCCATTTCCAGGTCCCAGGACAGACTGCCCTTTTCAACTGAGATTCGCCGGGACATGACTTGCTGAAATGCGCCGCGAGTTCCACCGGCGTAAAAAACTCCTAAGTCCACGTCCTCCGCGATGCCAACCAGCGCAACGTCTACCCACTGCAAGCGGCAGGTAGAGCCCGGCAGTTTGGCCTGCACCGGCGCGGTCTGGCCGAAGTGCGCGCGCGTGGTGAACGCCCAGGTAATCGGGCAACCGTTATCGAGCCGGTCCGGCCTGAAAGATTCCCACAGTCGATTATGCCCGTCCGTATCGGCGGAGACATGAAAGGCTCGCTCTGCGTCCATGATTTCGCCGCACACCCACTCAACCGGGCGCGTCCCTGTCCAGTGACCGGCCCACGACGGACCAGAGGCATCGGTCAGCGTCGCCAGGGAGGCGTTATTCAAAACCCAGGTGTGCTTATTGAAAGTGTCCTCCGCCGGAACTGACATGACGAAAAACTGCCCGAAGGTGCCCGCCGCCACGAGACTCAAGTCCTCGCTGAGTGTAACTTTCGAGAACATCATCTCATTGTCGCGAACTGGCAACCGGGACGTGAGCTTGCCGGACGTGGCCGGGTCAAACACTGCGACGCCCGAAGGAGAAAACCAAATGACCTGCCCGTAGTGGGATTTTATCGAGCGGTTCGAGAGGCAGCCCACCTGCAAAATTTCTTCTTGAAAATTCGTGGTCGTCGGCCACTGCGAGCGGTCCTGAATGTTGGCCTGGAGGATGGAAGCATTGGCTTCAGTGAAGACCAACAACTGCGGCGATTCCACGCTGGGAGTTTTCACCATCCCGGTCACTTCGCTGGCGAAGTAGAAAGCAGATTGCCCGCCGAGATAAATTTGCTCTCGGAAGCTAAACGGGTTTGCAATGTCGCTGGCCTGAACCGAATTATTCACGGAGACCCAAAGACGATTTCCTACCCAAACCATCGGCCCACCGGCGGGAGTGTCGAAAGCGTGGTCGCGAATGTGGCCGGAGTTCGAGCCATCATACCAAGCGGGCGCGGTGAAGCCGCCGTCCTGCATAATCAAAACGGACTTGGGCGGGATGACCTTAATAGCCGAGGAGAAGTCCTCGTTTAAACGCTCTGCCGCCTGAGTGGTGAGCGCCCAAAAAATCTGCTTCGCGGTCGGAGAAAAAAGAACGTTCGTGAGCAGGTGAAACTGATTGAAGGGCCACAGGGCGACGTAGACTTGTCCGTCCACGGCGACGACCATCTGCTCCAGGCCCTCCTGCGGTTTGAAAACAGCGGCCCCCTGAAGGTTGCCGTCCGGGAGTTGGACGATGCAACGATGCCCAGGGCGGCAGGAGAGTTGCCCGCCCAGGTTAATCATGTTCAGCGCCGTCCAGCACGCGCCTATGCGGCACTGCGACGGGTCATTGGACGAGTCCACGCCCAGGAAGAACGTGCCGTCATAGTCGAGAATTCGTGAGCCTGCTTCTCCCATTACCTTATGTCGTAGTCGTATTTGTCTCGCGGGTTGCTCATGTCGATGACCTGCACCGGCATGAATAACGGCGGCTCACTCATTTGCTGCGCTTCAATTTCCAGCCGGGCAGCGTCCGCCTCGTAGGCGTGCGCGTCGGCAATCTGAAGGTCGGCGTAGTGTTTGCGCGCCTGCATTGCGAGAAGGAAAGCGACGCGGCTTTTCAGGGCAATGTGGTCGAAGCGACTGAAGAAAACTGGATTGGTCTTGCGGTAGGCGATGCGCGCCCAGTTGCAAGAGCGGTTGAGTTGAATCCGCCGATACTGCGGGTTCTGTTCGTCCGGCTCGTAAATTCCCAGGAGGGTTCCGGTGGTGCCGCTGTCGTCCGTGGTTGAGAGCCGCACGTTGCCAACAGTCCTATCTTTGAAAATTCCGGTGATGCGCGCAATCTCTGGCGCGCCCACGTCCGGGACCGCTACTCCGTAAATCGTTGGGACCCGATAGCCGTTCATTACCTGTCCGCCCTCCGTGTGGCGCAGGACATTGCCCTTGCTATCGAACCCGTAAACTATGAAAGTTTTGCCGTTGTCTTCCGGCGTCTGGAGATACGCGACGAGTTGCGCCGGGTGCACAAGGTCACGAAAAGTAAAATGGTAGCCGCCCTGGTCCATCCACTTCCACTCGCAGATTGTCCGGCAGCTTCCA